TTCTTATATCATTTTTTATTTTTTTTCGTCTCAATTTTATTATTCATATTATCTGTGATATTTTTAAGATATGATGTATTTACTATTTCATAATTATATGTTGTAGAAATCATAGGTGGAAGATTAAGTAAATGAGTTTTATCATTTGTTAAATGACCTTTTCTGAATTCTTCTATAGTCAAAGGTCCATTAAATATATTTAATAGAAATCTTGAAGGGGCAGGGCGAATCGGTTTTGTATGACCATAATGTTTACTTAACATTTGTATAAGACTATTTATTTCCCATACTTTGTCACTTCCACAATGAGAAGAAAAATTATAAGCATTAGCACATTCAAGTGAGCAAAAATTTCCAAATAATATATAAGTATTTGAAGTTATATTATACTTATATGGCATGCCATAAATTCTTTCTTTAATATCGTGACAACACCAATAACAATTATTTGTAGATTTTATAATATTTTCATTATCATTCTTTTCTTTATAGTATAACCCTCCACATGTTAAATTGTCAATATTACCTTCTTTATAATCGCTTAATTGTCTGTTATAATAAATATTATTATCATCTTCTTTTACATTAATCAAATTATCTTGAATAGTATTGTATATATTCGATTCATTAATATAATAACAATCTGGTTCATAAGGTTTAGGAACATCTAATGTTTCTTCATTTATATTTATTTTAGTTATATCATTCGCAGATATAGGCAATTGTAAAATAATATCTTCATTTTCAACTAAAATGACATCTTTCACAATAGTATTCATCAAACCCTTCTTTTTTTCTATTGTAGATTTATCATCATTCTTTTTATTTTTACGAGGCATATTTAATTATAAACGCTTATATTATTTATATGTATTTACTTCTTTTCATCTACATAATTTTTAAAATATGTTATACCCTTTATTATATCACTTGTATTTATAGGCAAAGCCATATTAGTTTTTTTTTCAAAGTTAGTATTTTTTTCGATAATACATTTTTCTTTAATTTCTCTAATCTCCTTACTTAAAGAATTTATAGTATCTATCAAATATTTAATAATAAATATAAAAACTATTATAATTATAATAGTAAATAAATCCATAATTCTTATAATTATAAAGAATATAAAAATAAATTTTAAATAATTTTAAATATTTTTAGCTATATTTTAACTATATTTTAACTATATTTAAAAGCGGCTGTACCATTTGATATTGTTAATATATTAACATCTAAAGCATAAATTACAACTTCAAAACCTAATTTATTGTAAACGATACCTTTTTCACCTAATATATCGTGTATATATTTTACTCTACTATTATTCGCAAGATTTTCTTTTGTAGTTATAAATAATGATGTAGTTACGCGGGTATTATCATACGAACCGGCACTAATCTGTTTTTCAGGAAATAAAGAGAATGAATAGCAGTATAATCCTGTGCGAGGAATATTTGTATGGTATTTGTAAGGTACAATATTATTATAAAATTCAGCATTATTGTCTGTACGAGATATTATACCATTCCATTTTATTTCTATATTTTCTAATATTCCCATATTTTCTGTATATTCGTGTGTTGCTGTATAATTTATATAATCGTTAAAATAATTAACTACATCACTTCTTCTAACAATCCATATTAATTCTTTTATATGATGAGACGCATTAGTTATTTCGATAGTTTTATTTCTTTCTACAGCATCAAATAAAAAATGCGTTCTTTTAGGAGTACTTATTACATAATCTATATTATTTGCATTTAATAACATTTTACTTCTTTCAACGCTATCTAAAAATACATACGAACATAGTATTTCATTTCTAACATCAAATTTAACATCAACTGGACTTACAAAATCAACTATACTAACTTTTTTAGAATGAACTAATTCGTATAAATCGGGACTAACATAAATATTTAAAATATCACTCCATATTTGATATAATCCATTAAATCCCCTATCTATAATATCTATTTCAAGTAATATTTCTATATTTTGTAATTTTAATAGAGGCAAAGCTAAAGAAGGATTTTTAGTAAACCAAAAGTTTAAAGGAACTTGAATTTGCCTTCCTTTTATACTTGGGTTATTATTAGTAGAACTATATATAGATATAGGATATGTAATGTTATATAGACGATTATTAATTACAGTATATTTTGGAACAAAATTGAAAGGGTTAACTAATTCATTGACATTACCTATTAATTTATTATTTTTAACCCCTTCTTTATTAGTTAATTCATCCCAAATATTTAACCATTCCCCGTATAATGTTTCAATTATTACACCACCGAGTTTAAATCTTGCTTCTTTTATATAATTATAACCTAAATTAGGGATCCATCTAAATCTATATTCATTATTAGAATAAATATCGGGTATTTTAAATGTGAAAAATAAATTTGATAAAAAATCAGAATATCTGCTAATTTTGAAATTAAGTGTAGCACCTTTTATAAAACCAGCATTTGCATTTCCTTCCGGAGCAAGATTAACTTGTTCTATAGAGAAATTTGTATGTTTATTATGCGAATATTTATAATAATTAATTTGCGGATTTTGTGTAATAAATTGTGATATTTTACCAATTAATACAAGTTGCATTAATCCGGCACCCATAATTTTTAATTATGTATTATTCTTAATAATATAAATTGTTATTATTTATATATTTCTTCTTATAAAATTTTCTAAATCTTGTTTTGTTCTATTACCTTTATATTCTTCAGCAATATCACCATTATTAGTTATTATTATTGTAGGAAAACCAGTAATTTTATATCTCTCAACTCTATCAGAATGTTCTTTATTTTCATATTTATTAAATTGTATATTTGTACCAAATGTTACTTTTAATTCTTCCCATATTCCAGAATCGTTAAATTTTTCACAATGAGAACACCCGTTCATATAATAATATTCGATTGATTTATTTCCTGTCGTATTTCCTGAAAAATTCTCCATCAAACTATTTCCGTTAATATAATACGAAAGCATGAATATAGAAATTAATAAAACTACTATTAAAACTATTAATAGAGTTATATCATTAAACGCGTATGTCGATTTTGATTTTGCCATATATAAACTTCTAAAATATTGTTAGATAATAATTAAATCAATTGTGTATTGTTTTTAGATATATTTTTATATTGTATTTTTAAATTATTATTTGTTTGTTCGCAAATGTCAAATAATATTAGAGAATAAAAGGGAATACTTGTATTTTCATTATTGTAATAGCGTGATATAAAATCTATGAAAATAGTATGGTCTATTAGTAAAATTCTAACATCAAGTGCTTCATATTCTATATTATTATCGTATTTATCTATTATAAATACATCGTAATTATTCATATTTAAAATTTTTTTATATTTATCTGTATCATAGCATACTACTATTGTTCTATATACTAAATTATTATTATATATATCTTCTAATTTATTCAATATTGAACACATATTACTAATATTATGTGTTTTTGCCTTATGTATATTATTTACTTTATATGTTTTTATAGATTAAAAATGAGTACATAATTAAAAAATATTTAGAAATATATAAAAACTTTTGAAACTTTAAGAAAAATAAAATTATGTACTCATTTTTAAATCTACTTCAAATAAACACAAATATATAGCTCTAACTATATAAGATTATTTAATATAATTAAGATATAATGAGCGAAAAAATTGTTAAAATTAATATAGAGCTATTTAAAACCGAATATAATAATATCGTAGAAATTCCTTCTAATATTTTAGAAAAGGTAGCTGATATAAAAAACTCATATAGTTGTTTTAACTCGTATTATGATCCTAAAATGATATGGGCTAAAAAAATATTTAATAATAAAGATAAATATAATAAACCTAAGGTTAAAAATAGAGTTCATATAATTATTCCTGAATTTACAAAAACTTCGGAGACTAAAAGAAGTTTAATAGGATATCTTAACAAATTATCTAATAAAAATAAAGATTTCATATATGAAAAGCTAAAAGATATTATTGATAATAGCAAAGATACATTAGATGAAATTTTTTCTATAATTATTAATTATATTAAAACAAATGATGATAATATATATAGTGATATTTTAGATTTCTTCGATAAAGACTTTTTAACATCAAATATTAATATATATTGGGATAATTATTTAACTAATAAAGAATGGAATCCGCCTACATATATATATGAAAATAACCTATTATTACTAAACGATGAATACGATTTATATTGTGATTATATTAAATGGAAAAAAAGTATTCATAATATGAATAAAGTATGGGTTAAATATAAAGAAAGCGTGTTAATAATATTATTAAATAATATTTGCGAACACATAAATTATATAATAAACGAAGATGTGCATAAATATATATTAGATATATTATTGGAACAAATATATAAAATATTATGTATTAAAAAATATCCAGAAATTATTGATAAAATAAAAAATATTGATTTAAAAAAGTTCGATAATTCAACAAAATTTTTAATTTATAATATTATTGAATTATAAAATCTAAAAAAAATTATTTCTATATAATAGTATAGAGCAAGAAATAGTATAATGAAAGAAAGTAATAGCCTGTCTTTTTATAGTAGTGTAATAATTCAAGCAATTTTTGCAATATTATTGTTAATAATCCTAAGTTATATTTATAAATTAGAAAATATGGGTTGTGAATGTTCAGAACACCCGAATAAAGATTTTATTAAAAACTTTACAATAATCGCTTTAGCATATTTCTTAATAACCGCATTTATATCGCTAAATAGCGTTGCTAAAAGCATGGGATATGTAGTTGTTCAATTACTTTCTATAGCAACTTTCATATTCTTCTTAATGTTTGTAGTATATATATACTATGCTTTTGATTATGTTAGATATTTAACTAATGAGAAATGCAAATGCTCGGAAGATTTAAGCAGAGATATTATATCTGTAGGAACCATGATATCTCTATTCTTATTCTTAACTCTCTTATTCACTATAATAATAATACCTATATTATTAAGCACTCTAAGCAATTTATTAAATAAAATCGAAGACTTCGAAGAAGAAGTTGAAGATACTATAAGTAACCCCATGAGATCTTTAAGAAAAACCCCTGATAGAATAGTAGGCTCAGTTAAAGATGTCGCAAGCTTTGTAACCAAATCAGCTAAAAAGATAACTAATTTAAGAAAAAATAGAAAATAAATTAGAACATAATTAATTAACCAATATTTTATTTTTATTATAATTAAATATTTAAAGTACGTGCCCCTTTTTTAGGTCTTCCTCTCGCTTTTAATATTTGAATATCTGCTGTATCTTCTATAATTGATGTAATTTCTTCATCGCTTACAGACAAAGTCTCAATATTATTATCATTATCATCTATTGATATTTTATTATGAACATTTCTTATAATATTATCAATATCTTCGGCAGGTTTTTTTGAATTTTGTTGTTCATTATATTGGGACATTCTTTGATTCTGAGAATTTTGCATTTGCGGTGATTGTTGATACATTGGCATTCTCGATTGTTGAGGGTCGCTATTTAATGACCCAAATAAACTACTAACCATATTAAATAGCCCCATCCCTTCATTTGCCGAACCCCTATTTTGAGACATCTGCGGCATTTGTTGTTCTGTATTACCTGTTATATATTGTTTTGCTGCAGCATTTTGAAATTGTTTCATTAATTCAGGATTTGATTTTAATACATTTTCAATATCGGGAAGAGGTTGCTCTTTAAACATTCTACTTGTTAAATGAAACATAAAAGCACTTCCAGAAAGAGATAAGAATAGTCTTAGTTCAGGTGCCATCTTTTTACCACTTGCCTTGTACTTATAATGCAATTCTTCGAAAATATCATCATAATCATTAATATTTTCATTGACTTGTTCAGACCATCCATCGAGACGAATTGATAACGGATCATATCGGCTATTTAAATATTCTGTACCAGATATAAAAGCCATTAGCATTTTTTGTTGAAAACGTACACTGCCGTCAAGTTCTTTTTCTCTTATAATTCTATTATATTCAGATCTCATCTCTTCGATTTCAGAATTCATATTAAATTTAAAAGGAACTTTAAATCCCTTGGATTCTAATCTATCGAGTTGATATAATATTTCTCTTTTTTCATTTAATTCTAATTTAAGTAACTCTTTTGGACTTAAATATTTTTGCTGTTCAATCTTATATCCTTTTGAACCTTTTCTATTTTCTCCATAATCATCTCCTCTTTCACTATTTGCTTTGCTACTTCCACCGCTTCCGCCACTTACACCACTATCACCGCTTCCACCACTATCACCGCTTTCGTCAGTTTCACCGCTTTCGTTACTTTCACCGCTTTCATTACTTTCACCACTTTCATTACTTTCACCACTTACACTACTATCTCCACTTACACTACCATGATTACTTCCCTTTTTTTTAGAACTTGAATAACTTATGCCACTGTCATTATCGTAACTATTAAATCTATTTACCTTAACAACCTTGTCCTTATTTTTATAAATAGAACCCATGTTTTTTATATAATTTTGTTTTCCACCCGGAGAACTTGCACGCGATGAGCCTGCTGAAGATATTGATATAACATCATCGCTGATTTTTTTTCTATTAAATAATGAATTATTTATAGCATTGTTAGAAGATATATCGCGTGGAATATTAAAATTAAAAGATTGATTATTAAAACTATCTTTATTTATCTCTATTAAATCATCATTTTGATTATTAAGAGTAGAAATTAAAGCCATATTATATATTTATTTTGATATTAAATGTTTATATATCTATTATAATATTTTAATAGGTATTAATACGCATATTCTAATTTTATTAAGTATTATGCATATATATTTTATTATAATTATTTATAATATCTATTTTACTATTACTTCTAATATAGGAAATAGCCTGTAAACAAGCATCGCTTAAATCATCTTTTTTCTTATTTTCATTAAAAATCTTTTTTAATATCTCGTCATCCTTAATATACTCTTTACATAATTCTATACTCATCAATTTATTATTCTTATATTTTTCCCTTCTAAACCCCTTTTTATTTTTAGGGTCATCGCTATTTTTTTCTATATTAATTATATAATTATGATGCTTAGTTTTTAATGATGCATTTATTAAAATAACATGATTAACCTCTTTATCCCAATATTTAATTAAACTGAAATATCCATATATAATATGCTGTATAGTTTTCATAATACCATTTAGATTTGAAGGCTGATTTTCTATCAACACGTAATCTATAATATTTATATTTTTTTCTTTAAGCTCACCTATTACATTATCCATTTCAACATAAATTCTTTCTGTAATATCTTCAATCCCTTTAATTTCTTTTTTGCTTTCTGCAAGAGCTATTATACGCCATTCAATTATTTCGAGCTTATTTGTTAAATCATCTTTTTTAATTATACACAAAGCCAAATTTTTAACACCAATATCAAAACTTACATATATCATTATATAATTATTATACTACTATTTCTTTATTACGTATTGGCAATACTCTTTTGCATTATTTCTATATTTTTAGAATTATAATGCCTTATGCTATAATTTTTTATTAATATTACTAAGTCTTTCCAAAAAGTATCATTTACATACTTTGAATTATATTTATTAATTTTCTTACATTTTTTATACAACCATTTATATATTTTCTCTAAACAAGTATCTCCGTCGTATTTTCTACATATTCTTTGTTCTTTTGTTAATTTATTTATATAATTTTTAATGTAGTTATTATCTATTTCATCAGGGAATATATCAATTAAATTGTTAAATTTAATATAATTATATGAGGGACATATTAATAGATTTTCTTTATAATCTATAAAAGTAGGATTATTATCTATTATTAGAAGATGTTTTCTAATATCGTAAGATGATGGCGTTTTTATATTTTTTTTAATAAGAGGTAATATTTTAGTAATGGATTTTTTTATATTACCATCATTATCTAAAATACAATTATCTCTTGTAAATAATGGTCTGTCAAATTTAAAATTATTATTTTTTTCAATTATCGCTATTTCCTTATTTGCCCATTTTTTTTCTGAAGCAGTATAAATATAAAAATAAGACCTTTGATATAATTTTTTCATAGATTGAATAAAATAGAAAAAATGCGGTCTCATAAGAAGCGATTTATTGTTATAACTATTATTTAATGATTTTTCACACAATATTTTATATTTATTTAATTCTTTTTTATTATACATTTTCATCAATTCCATTATATTATATATATCACATTGATATGTACAATTACCGATTATTGTACCATCTAAATCAATTACAAATATATAAGGTTCTATATTATTATTCATTAATAAATCTAATATACTAATATATTAGAATATTACATTATAATAGAAAAGGATTATGAATTCTTATGAA